AGCACGCGCTGCATTCAAATAAGAATGGTGGTGGCCAAATGAGCGACAGAGAACTGCTGGAGCTTGCTGCGAAGGCGGCGGGGATTGGGAGGCAGATGCCATGACCGACGACACCGCCATCACCATTTTCTTCATAGGAGTAACCTGTGCTTTCCTCGTTGTCTTTCTCTGAAAAGCCTGTCCCCTTGTCTCAGGCAAAACCTGGGGCATACATCAAAGACATGTATGAAGAGGTGTTCCTATTCAAACGCTGTGAGCTAGGAGAAGCTGTCTGTGAAAATGAACACGGTCAAACCAGCTATCTCGATCTCCATGAAAAGGTGTTCATTCAAAAATGAATTTCCCGTCATATGTTCGCCCTGATGGCGATGGTTTCTATTATTGCCCGCCCCACAAAGCAGTGCAGGCTGGTGTTGTCAAGCGAAAATGGAGCAAAGATTTACAGGAGGTGTTGAAGGTAGCAGAGAAAGGAGCAGTACGCATTGAGGAATGGCGTAAGTCCAGAGACGAAGCAAAGAAGACCAAGAAGGAAGGCAGGGTTGGTAGTCTCATTGGCAACTACATGCTCAGCAGCGACTACACCACACTAGCAAACATCACTAAACTTGCTTACAAGCAAGGGCTTATGTCCTGGTCCAATCGCCGCATCGGTGGTGTTGAGCTGCACAATGCGAAGGTGGAGCAGTTGTCTGTGCCGATGTGTCAGCGTCTGTACGAACAGGCTGTGCAGGAAGGATCTTTAGAGGTTGCACACAAAACCGTTGTCTACTACCGTGTTGTTTTCAATTGGGGAATTAGGCACGGCTATTGCACTTTCAATCCGTTCTCTCATGTCCGCACCAAGCGAGGCAAGAGCAGGAAGGTGATGTGGGAACGACGGCATGTTATGGCATTCCTCAACACCTCCTTTTCAAGGTGGGAATGGCGCAACGCAGGTATCTTGTTCTATTGCCTCTATGAATGGGGACAACGTGTCAGCGACATCCTTAAACTGAAGTGGCCTCAGATTGACCTGAAGGAGAGGATGGTCACCATCACCCAAAGCAAGCGTGGTGCAACGGTGAAGCTTCCAATTTCCGATGGTCTCCATTCTGTGCTGGAACAACAATGGAAAGACTTCCCTTGTCGTCACCTTGTGGCACCGCGCATGCGTCGTGTTGGTGCTGAGTGGAAGGCTTACGATGTGCTGTCCATCAACAAGATGTTCCACAACATTGCCGAGGCTGCTAAACTTCCCAAAGACCTTCAGCTTCGTGACCTTCGTCGCACCGCCATCACAGAGACCATTGAGAATGGAGCAGACATGTTGACAGTGATGATGTTATCAGGACACCGCAGCGTTGCCTCAGTATCTCCGTATTTTGTTCACACGCTGAAGGGATCTACCAAGGCACAAGAGATAAGGCAGTTCCCTTCTCAACTTATCGGGGATACCAAACTTGGTGTTCCTCGTTTTGGATTTAGCAGAAAGGCAGAGCATGAAAGTGTCAATTGAATGTGACGATGAATGGGAAGCCAAGGGAATGCTCAACTGGCACAAGTATCAATCAACCTGTGAGGAAATCCGTGGACACATCAGATCAAGGCTCAAATATGGGGATGTCAATGAAGCAGTCTACAAAGAACTCTCCGACATTCAGTCTTTCCTCTACCCCTACGAAGAGGAAAGCTGACTGGCCTTTTCTATACTATCAAGACAGCGATGGTGAGATGAAGCACAACCCCGCTGTGCGTACATCTGTGTATGCTTCAGTGTCTGATGTTGGAGAAGCATTGCTATGAGTGGTGAAGTATTGTACAGAAAAGTTGGACGTAAGTATGTACCTGCTTTCAATGCAGAGAGTATTACAAGGTACGGCTATGACATGATGAAGCCTGGGACATTCCGTCTCACCTATTGCTACACCGATAGCGGTAGGCGCTACAACTACGATGTCACACCAGACACCGCTAGCTTTGTTGCAGCAGCGGAGATGTTCCGTTATGAAATGGAACAGGCTGTGCTGGAAGCAGCGAAGGCTGTTGACAAACAAGACAGCAACTACACCACACGCTATACCAAAGAACAGAAACAAGCCATTGCACAGGCTAGAGAACTGCTAGATAAAACAGGTGTCACCACGCCATTGTGGTGGGAACATCGAACAGGCTGGGAAATGTCTGAACACATCATCGAAAGGATGAAGGATGCTATCAAGCAACACAAAGACGGCTGCTGAAATTGCTGCTGAACGCAGGCAGAGAACCTCTGACGTCTCTAACAACGTACAAGACGGGTATGTGCGTCTTGAGGAATACAAAAAGGATATGGTTGGTGTGTTCAAAGCAGTAAACCAACTTAGTGCAGAAGTATGGCGTTTATCAAAACTCATGTCTCGTGCCCGGAATGCGGAAGCAGTGACGCACGAAGCATCAACGCAGACGGAAGCAGCTTCTGCTTCTCCTGCAACACCTACGACCCAGGTAACGGTGAAACGCCAGAGCCGCAACGTAAAAGGAAAACTGTGAACAACGTCTCCAAGTATTTTGATGACAACGAGCCTGCTCCTATTTCAGAACGCAGGCTAACCAGAGCTACGATGGAGCGCTATGGTGTTGTCAAGAGCGACAAGGACTACTTCTTTCCCTATCACGACAAGGACGGGTCATTGGTTGCTACCAAGGTGAGGAACATTGCAGAGAAGAAGTTCCACACTGAAGGAGAGTTTGGAAAGGCTACATTATTTGGTCAACACCTGTACACCACAGGTGGTAAGTATGTCACCATCACCGAGGGCGAGTTCGATGCATTGGCAGCGTTCCAAGCCACCGGAAGTAAGTGGCCTTGTGTCAGCATTCGCAGTGGCGCTGCTGGTGCTCTGAGGGATTGCCGTGCAGCCTACGAGTGGCTGGACAGCTTTGAAACCATTGTCATCTGCTTTGACAATGATGAGCCTGGAAAGAAAGCAGCGAAGGAAGTGGCAGAACTCTTTGGCAACAAGGCCAAGGTGTTCAAGCATGACCCCGATATGAAAGACGCCTGTGACTACACAGCAGCCAACAAAGAGGCTGTGTTTGTGCATCGGTGGTGGAGTGCTGAGCCATACATTCCTGATGGCATCATTGCTGGCACAACGCTGTGGGACTTGGTGTCTACACCGCCAGAGCCTGCACAGTGTCTATATCCTTGGGATGGGTTGAATGAACTCACCAACGGCATCCGCACTGGTGAACTGGTCACCATCACTGCTGGCAGTGGCTTGGGTAAGTCGCAAGTAATGCGTGAAATTGCTTGGCATGTGCTGTGCAACACTGATGACAATCTCGGCTTCCTTTTTATGGAAGAAGGCATCAGGAAGACAGGTTTGTCTCTGATGTCTCTGGCTGCTAACAAGCCGTTGCATCTGCCTGATACAGAAGCTACAGAAGAAGAACGCAAAGACGCCTTTGAACGTACCCTTGGCACAGGGCGTCTCTATCTGTTCCAACACTTTGGCTCCGGGGCTATTGAGAACATTGTCAACCGTGTTCGATACATGGCAAAGGCTCTCAACTGCAAATACATCTTCCTAGACCATCTGTCTATTCTTGTCAGTAGTCAGGAGAATGGAGACGAACGTAAAGCCATTGACGAGATTATGACTAAGCTTCGTATGCTGGTTGAAGAAACCACCATCAGCTTGTTTGTTGTCTCTCACCTCAAGCGTCCTGATGGTAAGGGACATGAAGAAGGGGCTGCAACATCTCTGTCTCAGCTTCGTGGCAGCGCTGCCATTGCTCAACTTAGCGACATGGTGATTGGTCTTGAACGCAATGGTCAAGCTGATGACCCGATGGAACGCAACAAGACACGGCTGCGGGTGTTGAAGAACCGATGGAATGGCGAGACAGGACCAGCCTGCTATCTGCTGTTCAACAAGCAGACGGGTAGGATGCTGGAGGTTGATGACATTGTCGAGAAAGAGGTGGTGCTTTGATTTTCTTGGACATCGAAACCAATCTAGCTCATGACACCATCTGGCTTGTTGTCACCAAGAAAGATGATGAGGTGAAGGCATGGCGTGACAGGACAGGATTGCAGCAATACTTGGATGAGCATCAGGTGGTTGCTCACAATGGTATTGACTTTGACTTTGATGTCATAGCCAAGGTGTGGAAGGTGTATGTCCCTGAGCATATGCAGGTGGATACGCTGGTGATGTCACGCCTGTACAACCCTGAACTAGCCCCACCAGAGGAAGATCCAAAGGCAGGGAAGCACAGCTTGCGTAGCTGGGGTATACGCTTTGGTGACCACAAAGGAGACTTTGACGCCTTTGACACAGGCTGGTCACAGGAGATGGAAGACTACTGCATCCAGGACGTATTGCTGCTGGAGAAGCTCTATCAACACCTGACGCAGGAGATGAATGCTATGGGCTTCAGTGCCTACAGCATTGAACTAGAGCACAAGGTTGCTCAAATCTGCAAAAGGATGATGGACAATGGCTATCCCATCGATGTCCCTAAAGCTCAGACTCTTCTGGCTACGCTGTCAGGTAAGATGGCTGACATTGAAAATAAGCTTCAAGAGGTATTTCCACCGACCATAGAAACAACCAAGACTCCTCAGTATTGGGAAGTTGTTGATGATGATTGGAAGGAATACAAAGCTGACACCAAGGGTGCTTTGCTGGAACTGCTCAAGGCCTCTGGTGTTGCTAAGCCATCTAAGCTTATACAGGAAGCACTACCTGGACCAATGAAGGTGAAGGTTATTCCGTTCAATCCTGGAAGCAGACAGCAAATTGCTGAACGTCTTCAGAGCCTTGGTGTTGAATTCACAGAGACAACGGAAAAGGGCTCCATCTCCATCAACGAAGACATCCTTGCTGACATTGACAAGCCTGAGGCTAAACTGCTCAATGAATATTTGATGCTGCAAAAGCGTGTGGCACAGGTGAGCAGCTGGCTGGAGAAGGAAAAGGATGGTGTTGTCTATGGTCGCATCATTGCCTGCGGTGCTGTCACTGGCAGAGCCACGCACAATAGTCCCAATTTGGGACAAGTGCCTAATGTGTCAGCACCCTATGGCAACGAATGCAGAGAGGTTTGGTATCCAGGCCAGAACAGGAAGCAGGTGGGTGTGGACCTCAGTGGCATTGAGCTACGCTGTCTTGCTCACTATCTGAACGATGAAGAATGGACGAACACGCTGCTGACAGGAGATGTGCATTGGATGAATGCACAAGCCTTTGGGCTGGTTCCTAAGGGCACAGTGAAGGAGGACAGCGCTGAGCATAAGAAGGTGCGGAACATGACGAAGACGCTGACGTATGGCGTTCTCTATGGTGCTGGTGCTGAGAAGGCTGGCTCCATTGTTGGCGGTTCCTCTACCAAGGGTAAGAAGCTCATTGACAACTTCATCAACAACACACCCGGTCTGGCTGAGCTGAAGAAGAAGCTGTCTAAGTTTGTGAAGAAAAACCACCTTCCTGGTCTTGATGGTAGGCGTGTATGGGTGAGAAGTGAGCATGCTGCTCTCAATACTCTGCTTCAATCTGCAGGTGCCATCATTGCCAAGCAATGGCTTGTAGAATCTGTGCAGCTATTGAAGGACAACAACATTGATGCTAAACTCATTGCCTTCGTTCACGACGAAACACAATGGAGTGTGCTTCCCCAACAAGCTGAGCAGGCTGCTCGATTGGTGGAGCAGGCAGCAGCGAAGGCTGGTGAGGCTCTGAAGTTTCGTTGTAGGGTGGATGCTGAAGGGAAGACCGGAAGCAATTGGAAGGAATGTCATTAACACACGAAGCTACAGCGTGTTCAATTCTGTAGCACATTGAAGGAAGAAACATGGATCAAGCTGTGAAACTGAAGGCAACCCTGTTCTGGTGCCAACACAACAAAGTCAACGAGATGTCAGGTAAGTATGAGGTGAAGTTGTGTCAGCTTTCTGACGCTGCCGTACAGGCTCTGGAAGAAATGGGAATTGATGTCCGTGAAAAAGACGAGATGGGCAAGTACATCACCTGCAAGTCTTCCAAGCCTATCAAAATGTTTGATACCGATGGAGATGAAATCAACGAAGAGATTGGTAATGGAAGTAAGGCCAAAGCCATCGTGTCTTGTTACGAGTGGAAGTACAAAAACAAGAAGGGTGTTTCTCCTTCGTTGAAGAAAATTGTTATCACCGAGCATGTTGAGTACAGCAAAGGTGGCGGTGGCGGCTCTTTGAACGACGACGAAGTGCTCTGATGATCTCCATCAAGCTTCCATCAGAAGGTGATGTCTCCACCATTGTCCAAGCATTGCGTGTCACTGGTCAGCATCACCTTGCTGGCTACATCGTACAGCAAGTTGAGCAGCAGAGACTCATCATCGATGATGCAAAGCTGGTGAAGGAAGTAGATTGAAGGCGCTGATTGACGGCGACGTAATGTGCTATAGGGCTGCATTCGCCTGCAAAGACGATTCAGCTTCTATGGCACGTTACACCATTGACAGCATCATAACGATGGCGTTGTTATCGTGTGACACCTATGATAGGTGGTACGACTCTTGGAAAATCTATTTGACAGGACCAGCTAACTTCAGAAACACCCTGGCAAAGACAGCCGTCTACAAGGGCAACAGAAACCAACCAAAGCCAAAGCACCTACCTGTGGTGCGGCAACATCTGTTGAAAGAGTGGAAAGCTGTTTTGTCCAAAGGAGAAGAAGCCGATGACGCCATTGCCATTGAGGCTACTAAACTAAACCACCAATGCTGCATCATCTCCATTGACAAAGACTTCATGCAAGTTCCTTGTCACATCTTCAACCCTGTTAAACGAGAGCACCACTTCATAGAACCCTTTGATGGGCTGAGAAGCTTCTACAAGCAAATATTGACAGGAGATGCTGTTGACAACGTCATCGGTATCAACGGCATAGGGCCTGTAAAGGCTGCTAGGCTGCTTGAGGAATGCACAACAGAACGACAGATGTACGAAGTCTGTTTAGAAGCCTTTGAAGGAAACGAAGAACGAGTGATCGAGAACGGTCAACTCCTGTGGCTAAGGAGAAAGGAAAAGGAAATATGGACCCCACCATCGGTGTGAAGTTTGACGAGAACAAGCCAAAGTTTTCTCTAATAAAACATGATGCTTTGTTAGAAATGGTGGCTGTTCTCACCTATGGGGCTAAAAAGTATAGCCCCGATAATTGGAAGCATCTGCCTAATGCACGTCAGCGCTACTTTGATGCAGCCAACAGACACATGTGGCAATGGTTTGGCGGCGAAGAACGAGACCAAGAATCAGGGCTGCATCATCTGGCACATGCTATGTCGTCGTTGATGTTCCTCATTCAGATGGACATTGATCTGGAGAAGAAAACGCTAGACGAACAACAGCATCAAGACACCACCAGCGGAAAGGGTTTCTACTACAACCCCGATTATTGGGAAACGGCTAAAACTCAGAAACCTTCAGAACCACATGGCTGGTAAAAGCTACAACGGAGGAGCCTGGACAGAAGCAAGGTTTAG